TTCTTGAGCAATTAGTTGTCGTTCAAGCGCGTACAGATTTTCCGCAGTACCGATGGCTGAAGCAAATTCTTCCATGATGAAATTTTCTACTCCGTGCTTGCGCATCGACTTGTACAAAACATTTTGCTCACCACGAATAGCTGCCCAGCAATGTTCTTTGAAACGTTGCTCAATGCTACTGGTCGTAACCCCGACATAGACTTTGCCGGTAACCAAATTCGTGATGCGATAGCAGATCATTTTTGGTTTGTACGTGCGTGTTCGGCGTAACGACGAATCATTTTGGCGCGTTTTTCTGGGTTTTCCCACATGCCGCTATCTTTCATGGCCCGAACTTGTTCGGCACTCAAAGTAAAGGTGCGGTTTGTGCCCCCGTATGCGGCTGATGCTTCACGTCCTGAGCTTCCCACGGTATTCCTTGGTGTTCGTCGATCTGTTTCACGCTTGTCTGACGCGCCATTATAGTGATGCGGCAAATATTTTTGCAAGCGGTTGTCTAATTCGTCCCAATAATCGCCTGTTCCAGGGTTCCAGCCCTCTTTTACGAGCGCCTCGTCGATTTGTTTGGCGATTTTGCTGTCCGTGTCCGATAAATCGGGCTTGTACCAAGCATTTCGCTCAATCCAGGTGCTTGCGTGACGCTGTACACCGGGGTCGATGCTCGGTGCGGCGGCTGGAGCGGGCTTTCCGGCCTCTTTTTTCAGCCGATTGAGCTGCTGGAGCTGCTCGCGGGCCTCATAAAGCAGTTCTTGGGCCTTAACGGCGTTCTCGCCGTCGCCAGAACCGGTGGCCTCGGACAATTTCATGCGCGCGTACTCCATGCGCACCTGCTGGTCCTCGATTGCCTTGTCGATGCGGCCCACGTCGTAGGCCTGGGTCTTCTGTTCCACGCGCGAAAGCCGGTTGCGCAGCTCCTCGTTCTCGCGTTGGATGACTTGCAAGCGCACGTCCTTCTCTTCGTTGGTCTTGCGGATCAAGTCCTTCTTGGAGCGGCGGCGCGCGCGGCGCGCGGCGCGCACTGCTTCGCTGTCATCTGGGTGGTCATCGTCGCCGCCGTCGTCGGACTGGGCCTGGCGGGTGTCGCCTTCCTCGTCCTGGGGCAGGATGCCCTCCGGCAGCTCCACCGTGGCGGTGCCGTCTTTGTCCTCTTCGACGTGCAAAATGTCTTCTTTTGGGGTTTTGGTTGCCATGGTATTTCCTTAAACGTAGGCTTTGAAGGACAGCGGGTCGTCGGTGACCTTTGCAATCACTTCGTGGTCGTTGATGGTCATGAACAGCACCGGGTTAAGGTCGCCGTTTTCCTCGTTGGTAACGGCTCGCTCCCAGCGATCCCCGCCCCAGCGCGGTACTCGAACAAAGTCGCCAATCTGCGCCCAGCTACCTTCGGGCCACGTCTCCATGGTCTCCCGGTTGCGGTAGGCCAGGGGGCCAATTGCCACGACACGTCCGATCATGTTGTTCCACTTTTCGTTCTCCTTGGTCTCTTCGACCAAGATGATCTTTCCCGCATTTTTCTTGATGCGGCGAAGCTGAACAATGACCCGGCCACCCAGGGGGGCCTGACCTGCTTCTACGTTTGGAAATGCCCATGCCAATTCGGCAGGGTCGGATTCCCGCTGGATACCACCCAAGGTGGGTATCTTTTCTTTCTCGCTCATACTAACTCCTATCGACAAAAACCATATTTCAGGTTCGATGTGCGCATATTTCAGCGCGGCTTGGGGCCTTTCGGCCTTATTCGTTTTCGGCTAGTTTTGCGTTGAGGGTGTCCAAGACCCATTGCAGGCCCTGGTACTCCCCCACGATGCGGGTGTATATGTGGTGGTCGCCCACCGGGTTGTCCACCAGCGACATGCGGATTTCCGCTTGCCGTACCTTGATCTGGTGGATTAATTCGGATATCACTTTTTCTTCTTGGCCAAAGCGCTCAAACCACCAGCGGGTTTGCTACCGTTCTTGGGCTGCAAGCTCTGGCCGTCGAGCTTTTCGCCCATGGCCATGCGCTTGTGCATCGGTACGTTAATGCTTTTTTGCTCTTGATCAGACGTTGCCATAAGGGGCTCCTTGGGGTGGTTGGTTAATACTTCCGTGCATCAGCTTGGCATTCTCAATTTCAATGCGCGCCTGGTTGTTAATCTGCGCTATCTGCAATTGTAGTTGCGCATCCTGCTGGGCATCTTGCGCCTTGGTCTGCATTTCGGCTTGGGCACGCTGTTGGCTATCCTGCAGCTTGGCTTGGGCAATTTCGCCGTCCTGCTTGTCCTTGGCGGCCTTGCGCTGCGTCTCGGCCATGGCGGTGTCCTTGACGACCTGCGCGTCGGGCGGCAGTTGGGGCTGAGGCTTGTTCTGCTGCATGGTCTGCTGGAGCTGCTGGAGCTGGGGCAGAATCTGCTGGAACACCTGCTCGCTGTCCAAGGCGACATGCTGGCCAACGGTGGCGTAGAGCTTGTCGATGATGGCCGTGAGCTTGGGGTTCTCGTAATCGTCCACCGGCTTGCCGCCGCGCAGGTTGGCCACGTAGCCGTTCATGCGGTTGAGGTACCACAGCGTCATGTGCTGCTTGATGTGCTCCACCGCGTTGGGCAGGAAGGCCGGGGCGATGAACGGGTTGGCGCCGAAGCTCGGGTCCATGCCGAACATCAGGTGGCCCTGGATGTGCGCGATGTGGTCCTGCTGCATGTAGGCATAGGCCGGGTGGCCCATGGACATCGCCGCGTTCTCGTCGGCCAGGGTGCGCTGCTCCGGCTCGGGCACGTCCTTGAGCAGCTCGCTGACGTTGGGTATCTTGAGCTGTTTGAGGAAGCGCTCTTCCACGGCCTTGGCGTCGTACAGGTTGGGCTTGGCGTCCGAGCGTGCCAGCACGGCCTGCATCTGCGCCATGCGCTGCGTCTCGGAGAAGATGTGCGGGTCGCTGACCGGAATCACGTCGGTGTTCTTGTCGAAGTCCTCGCGCTCAATCTCAAGGTCGGCCACCATGTCGCCCTTGCGCATTTCCTTGAAGTGCCACCGGTTCAGGCGGCACAGCACCTTGATCAGGCGTGCCTGCGACTGGTGCAGGCGGGCGTGGATCGCGGAGTAGACAGCGGCGCCTTGCTCGATCAAGGCCTGTGTGGTGCCCACGGGCGCGTTGGCGTTCACGTCGGCGATCTTCTCTTCGGACGTGGTCACCACGCCCTTGGCGGCGTTGTCCAGCCAGCCTAGCAACTCGAACAGCACGGGGCTGGGCGGGTTGAACGGCATGGGCATGGCGATCTTGCGGATGTCGTCCACGCCAGGCGCGCCCTCAATCTCGGCCACCTGGGTGACCTCGATCTGCTGGGTCTGGCCGCTGATCTTGGCGCCCTTGAGCTTGAGCATGGTTGCTGCGTTGTTGATGTGCGCCGAGTCCAGCAGCGCGCGCAGGGCGCCGGTCAGGGCCGCGCTCAGTCCACCAATCAGGTGGGGCAGGCCGATGGCGAACACGCCGCGCCACGGGATGAACTTGAACTCGATGATCCAATCGAGCTTGGTCATCGTCTCGTCGCCCTCTTCCCAGTTGCGGTACAGGCCGATGACCTCGGAGCTTTGCTCGTCGATCATCATGATGTACGGGGCCATTTCGCCCTTGGATTGCTCGTCGTCTTCCATTTCCAGCCAGGTGTAGACGTGGAACACCTTGCGCAGGCCGTCCTCGTTGTCCTGGAATTGGCGGCCCTCGATCTTGTTGTTGGCTTTCTGGGCGCGAGTCTGTTCGGGCTCGTTGCCAGAAATGTTGTAGGTGCCGGACTTGTACATGCCGCTGGCCACGCGCCGGTCGTATTCCCACTCGGTAATCTCATGCACCTCTGCCGCGCGCTGGGCGGTGTAGAAGTTGCTGGCCGCGAACGGCAAGATCATGCGGTCGATGGGCACGAACTCAATCACGGGCCGCTTCTTCTGCTCGTCATACCAGAGCTTGAGGTACTGTGAGCCGCCCAAAGGGAGCTGGGTCAGCATCTGCTCTTGCTCGTCGCGGAACTCTTCAATCTGCTCGGTGATCTGCCAGTTCAGGAAATCGCGCTTGCGCTCGGCGCGCTCCTGCTTGAGGTCGTCCACCTTGCCCAGAATCTTGGTGCGCACTGGGCCGTCTGGTGGGAACAGCTCCTTGATGGCGCGGCTGGCGAAGTCAACACAGCCCTCGGCCATGACCGGGTGAACCGCGCGGCTGGCGCCCATGAAGTTGGCGCCGCCAGGCGCGTCCTTGCCCATGCCCGTGCGCCGGATGCCTTCCTCATACTGCTTGTCGCGCTCTTCGCGGGCGTTCTTGTCCTTCTCCAGCAGGCTGACGTAGCGCATGCCCAGCGTGTTCAGGTCGTAGGTGTCGAGGTCTTCCGCCATGTTGGCGTAGAAGTCAGGGGACTGCTCTGGGCCGGTGGTCTCCATGCTCACCACGGCGGAGCCGTCTGGCAGCTCGGTGACGTCGGAAATGTCCTCCGGCAGCTCTACATCCGCAGAACCGTCGTCGTTCAAGTCCATGTCGTCGTCTTGGTTGTCGTAGGTGTCGGCCATTATTTGACTTTCTTGGTAAGCAGCTCGTACTGCATCACGTCCATGTTGGGCGAGATTGTAACTTTCTCTTTGACTACGCCGCCTGCGGCCTTGGCAATGTCCGGCTCGTTGGGGTCGTAGGTGCCACGGTTGCCAATGGCGGACTTTATTTGGTGCGGGAACCACGCCACGTAGTGCTTCTCACCGTTGCCAAAGTCTTTCACCACACCATCGTAGCCCAACACGTTGTGCAGCGCGTGGCGGTACTCTGTGGGGTTGTTCGGGAACATGTCGTTCTCTAGCATGTGCAGAGTTTGCGGCCCCGTGTAGTATTGGGCCACGTCGTGGATCATCTTGGGTGTCACGCCCTTGCTAAGGTCAAAGTGATTAGTCAACGGCGATTCTTCTGGATCGTACAAAGCTGGTGCATGCGCCACTATGCGTTTGACCTGGGCGTGTGTCAAATTGACCCGCGCGTCGTTCAGATTGTTGCCCTTGGGGCCAATCTTCAAGGGTTTCTTGATCGCCAAATGTGCAGCCACCATACCGGGCGAAGTATTGCCACCTAGTTTTGGTGTACCCGGTGCGGCGTTCTGGGTAACGGATGTGGCGTAACCACTGGCCGTTTCGGGCTTGTTGGTAAAGTAGAACCCGCTGCCCAATTGGTC